TAGCAGTCGAACCATTTCACTGGCGTCAATTATCTTGTATCCAATTGGTCTGCCTTCGTAGTTTGGCTGTTTGAATCTGGGTCTGTAACGACTCAAATTTATACGGGTGCTACGTGATTGATAAAAAACTTCTCGGCCGCCTATGGGCTCATCCAGTGCCAGCCAACCGTTGTCCAATGCTTCATCTTCTTCATTTTCATGCACCAACGCCATGGGCTTGCACACCACTAGATCTTGTGTTTCTTGTTTGCCAAATGTGTGATCCCAAATAATCTGCATACAGTACTTAAGGTCAATGCAAGATGGCTAAAAGCCATCTGAAACTTCGCTACGCTCGTTTCTTTTTTAATTACGCACACGTAATTTTTTAACGTATGCGCCTGCTGTGGCAGATGAATAGTCACAATTCGGCTATTTCTAGCCGAACTGACTTTCCCCGTGTGGCGAGTAGAACAGTCACCATGTAACGCTGTCGTAACTGGGCGGTTGTGCTGTACCCATTAGCTTATTCATCCAACGCGAGCCTATCAAATCTTTACATGATAATTTTTGATAAACCTGAGGTTGCTTTTTCTCAGAGCCTCATCATTTTTGCCTGGTGCATCAAGGGATTCACCTGTCGCTTGTTAGCCGCATTTCCCTGCTCACTGGTCGAGATGCTATGTATGCCTGATTTAAATTTAGAAGTGCCTATCGCATATGTTTATATGAGTTTTATTTTAAGGTCAATCTTTTTGGCTGTAAATAATATTAATGTGGTATTACAAAAATAAAATTGTAAAAGAGTTACCAGAATGGTGTGCAGGATTTGTTTACGAAATTTCCAACTTGCACAACGGTAAAAAATACATAGGAAAAAAATTAGCACGTTTTAGAAGATCACGTAAACCACTGAAAGGCCGTGTCAATAAACGTAGATACACAGTGCCTAGTGATTGGCAGGACTATTGGGGGTCCAGTAATGCTTTACTTGAAGACATTGCCAAAATTGGCAAAGATAAATTTAGAAGAGAAATACTTTTCTATTGCCAAAACAGAGCTGAATGCAATTACATCGAAGCTAGAGAGCAGTTTGCACGTAAGGTCCTAGAATCAGATCGATACTACAACGGACACATTAGAGTTAGAGTTCACAAACAAATTATCACAAAAGAAAAAGCCTCCACTTAGAGTAGAGGCTTTATAATCGGATCCAATTAGCTGTGACTATGCCGCAGTTTTTGCCGCGTTTTTAGCTTCTTGAATTTCTTTTCTTCTTGCTTTGATCAATTTAGAAAGATTAGCAAGTGCTTTTCTGGCTCTTGTTGCAGAAGCCTTAACACCTTTCTCTGTGAACTTCCCGTTCTCTTCAGAGTATGCTTGGATCTCACTCATGATCGATTCGTGTGTGTTTGACATATTGTTTGTCCTTCCTTATCGTACGATGTTATTAGTTAACATAACTGTAATTAAAGCATGTAAGAAGTGGTTTTGTCAAGTAATTAATACGGAATGTAGAAATCTTTTACCAAATCATATATTTGATTTTTGGTAAATGACCAATCCAAATATATTTTGCTGAACTTTTCAGCAATTTTATTGTAGTCATCTTCAGTTTCCATATGACCTGGTTCAAAAATTTGTGCATTATGATTAACAAAGTTGTGTCTATACACTATAAAATTTAAGTTTAATTTTTCTATGCCATAATTTATTGGGCCTGTCTTTTTCCAATTTAAAAATGTTCCTTGTTTACTTGTGAATACAAAAATTTTGTTTGCTTTTTCCAAAAGTAAATCTAGATTATCATTAATTTGCCTGTTACCTGTTGCTGTATGAATAAGGAAATTGTAATTTGGAAGGCTTTTAATGGACTTTGCATCGGTAAGATCCAACCTATCCTTTCCATAGTAGTCACCGTTAATATATTTTTTTAAACTTTTTGCAAGTTTTCCATTACCACCTGTGATTAGGATCGTCATACTACGATCTCGACATCGTTGGCATAGTTAGTAAATCCATTTTCTTTTACTACTTTGAGTACAGAATTTACTCTGCTTACCAATTCATCTTTGTGAGATATTAGGAAAATATTTTTTTGTTGTGTTCTACTCATGTCTTTCAGCACTGCCATAGAGCTTTCTACACCTGATATATCCATTCCAGCATCTATAAGTTCATCAATAAACAACAAGTTGATCTGTTGATAAAGGCTTTCCCATACATCTCTGAACGCCCAACTTAAACTTAAGATAAGTCTGTTTCTTTCTCCTCTACTTAAATTATCAAAATCCAGTTCTCTGCCCAGCTCTTCAATACGCACTGTGAGATCTGATTGGAACGTTACAGTGTGTGGCAATTTAACTTTGCCTAAAAAGTGGGCCAGTCTTTGATTCAAGTACGTTAAGTTTTGTTCAATAATTCTTGTTCTTATAAATGAATCTTTTGCAGTCAATAGTTTGTATAAAAATTCTTGATGCCTGTACAAGTCTTCCATTTCATTTACACCAGTATAATCTACTTTTTGTATTGCTTTTTTTGTAAGTTCTTCAATTTGTTCTGCATATGGATCTTCTTTTTGATCCGTTTGTTCAAGTTGACGTTTTAGATCCTTGAGTGATGCTTTGTGGTTATAAGCTTCGTCCATTGTATCATAGTAAGTGTCAGGAGTCTGACCCAGATCACCAATTGCATTGATATCCTGTTGTATTTTTGCAAGATCACTTTTAATTTTTTCTACATCTGTTTTGCTTTCTGTCAGTGTAACCAGCAATTTATCATTAAGTTGTTTGTGCTTTTCGTCTTGTAATTCTTGTTCACATGTTGGACATTTTGCATCTTTCATGTACTCTAAATCGTTTTGTGTTTTTGTTACATTAGATTCTGATTTTGTCAATGAGTCTTCGTGATATGCTTTTTCTTTGTTCAAACTTAAAAGTTTCAAATAGTTTTCATTGTGTTTTTGTAATTTTTTATGTGAATCCAATTCAACCTTAATATCTACTTTTTCAAGTTCTGTGATTGCCTCTGAAAATTTTTGTTTGTCTTCGTCTTTTTGTGTTTGCCAAGCTGTAGATCTTAATTGCAAACTCTCAATGCTTTCTTGTATTTTTTCGTTTGCAGCCATTTTACTATCTATTTTGTATTTTTCTTCTGTGAGCTGTTGCTTGGCTATTCTCATCTTCTCTTTAAGCAAATCAGCTTTCTGCGACAGCAAAGTTATACCAAGTAGTTGTTCAATTATTTCTCTTTGTTCGGCCTGCTTTGTGGCCAAAAATGGCTGTGTGTATGTGTTCAATGCCACTATGTTTTTAAACATTGAATGAGTCATACCAATTAATTTGTTTATTTCTTGCTGTGTTTCTCTGTTTTCGCCTTGTGCTTCGTTGCTTTCAAAGTCTTGTTCAATATCGTTGGCATAGAATCTAAATATTTGTGGTTTTCGTCCTCTTTCAATGGTGTATTCAATATTATTTTTTATAAATTTTACACTAGTGAGCATGTTTTTTTCATTTGTTTTGTTGACCAAATTGTCTCGTCTTATTTGTGTCAGCGGTTCGCCAAACAGCACATAGCTCAAAGCGTTGACTATAGTAGTTTTTCCTGTTCCATTTCTGGCCCCGGCATCGTCACCACCCAAGTCCATGTTTTCACCAATAACTAACACTAAATTTTTATTGGCAAAATTAATACTTTGTGCGGCATTACCCACACTCATAAAATTTTTTACTGTAAGCTCTTTAATTTTTAGCATTCTGTTGTTTTTTCCAATGTTTGTAACCTCGTAACCATTCTTCTTGAGAATGTGGTTTGGCAAGCCAATCAATCAGCTGACTTCTTGTCATAGTGGCAGGCCCATATTCACCTTTTAAAATTTTTAATAATTTTTTTTTACTGACTCGTGACATCTAAATCGTTATAGATTGCTGTAAGAACATTTTTATCATATGTTTCAGAATCTACTCCTTGCAGTTGTTTAATTACAATTTGGTCCACAGAGTCAAACTTTTGCACATCCACAGTTGGTTGTTGTGCCTGTTCAATTTGTTCAGGGATCAATTGCAATTCTCTTAATTTGTATTTGTCAATAAATGTTTCTCTGACAAAGTTAGCTTCTTCATAGCTAATTTTTATATCTAGTGTAACTCTCACATACATTTTTGGCTTAAGATACTTTTCAGGATCTTGTAAAAGTTCACTTATTTTTATTGTGATATATCTTGGCATGTCTGGCCAGTTGATATATGTTGGTTGCCCACCATGCTCTAGTATCATCATGCCACGATCGTCGTCCCAAGCATCTGCATAGTTGTGTGGAAATGCATTGCCCATGTATGTGACATTTTTCATTTGTTGTCTTTTGTGAAAGTGTCCAGAAAAAACCATGCCGCAATTGGCAAAATGTTCTGTTTTGATTCCTCCCACATCTGGCATTTCTACCATGGCATTCATTTTGAAGTAAGGCAGTTCAAAATGTCCAAACACATATTTTTGTTGCATTTTTTCTATGCGTTTCCATTCGTCCTCTACTACCCATGGAATGATTGCCACATCTTCTTCTACAATCCATTCATTAACAATATGCACATTGGTCT